AAATTAAATGCAAACTGATCTTCACGCACCTCTGTATTCGCAATCAACGCCGCCTGCATTGCAGCAACAACCATTCTACGTTGTGCTTGGCGACCCATGTATGGACTGCCATTGTCTTTTAGACCACTGGCTGTTTGCCATGTGTCCTTGACTGTAGGTAATGAACTGCCAGCACCTGGTACTGCTGGTAAATCAGGGTAAGCGTTGGCATTGAACTTGTTGCTTACAAACTGTTTTACATTGTAACCGCTTCTACGTGTGTTAAACAACAACATACCACGTGGATACAGTCTGTAATCAGGTGCGTCCTGGTCAATGTAGTTGCTTGCCAACAAGTCTGTAATTGCGGGTAGAGAACCTGTAATTACATCTGTGGTACCATCAGTGTCCCAACGAGCATCTGCAAATACAATACCATTTTGCCCAACTTGATCAGTATTGTCAATCAAAATCCAATCTGTACCATCGTAACGGTATAGTACAGGGTAGTTTTCTAAATCACCCGAATCTAACCATAGATCACCTGCTTCTAGTGCAGTAACACCGTCGCTTTGGAATTCAGGCTCGCTAGCACTTACAATAACGCCGTTTGGATCTGTCAAGCTTAGATCATAACCTCTTGCGTCAGTGGTACTACCATCGTAAAAACTATTTTTGTAACCTTTCCAGCCGCCAATGTCATTGATCATGATATCAACTGTGGCAGGATCGCTGTAATACCATAATGTTCCATCAGCTGGAGCCTGGTAAGGTTCAGTGGTGCTGTAGGTATATGTTAGTGCTTGCCAATTAGTTAACGCTAAAGTTGTTCCGTAAAGAATTGTGCCTGTGGTGTTGCTGGTAAAGCCTGCATCTGCTGTAGGCGTACCCGAAACATCATCCAAGTAGATATCACCACCATAGATATGAGTAAATGTAATGATACTGTTTGTGACACTGATATCTAGTTCAGGAATGTTTGCAGCTAGTACGTCTGCCACAAAACTGGCTGGTGTGGTTCCTGTTAAAGTTATAGTGTAGTTTTCGATTGTTGCTGAGCCCAATACAGTTACACCAATGGAAATTTGTTCACTGATAGTAAACGGATTGGCCGCAAGTGTGCTTCCGCTTACAACTGTCTGACCTGCAACACGTCTACGGAAAGGCTTGAACGCTGCTGTACTATCTAGTAACGGATCATAATTGATCCAAACTGTCCCTGCTGCTATTCCATTACCACCGCCAGCTGGATCTAATTATAACCACATCTGAACCGTTACCAATTGCACCAATCTTCAAGAACACACTGCCACTTGGTCTTGGTACTGTGTCTGAACTTCTCCAAGCTGGAATCTCTGCAAATGTGCCGTTGGCTAATATTGGGCTGGCGTATGTACTACCTGATGTTCCCAATCCCAAGCTGGTCATTGGAGTGCCAGATGCATTAGAAATTGTTATTTTGCCATCTACTGTTACACCATCACTTGCTGCGGCACCGGTAGCATAAATTTCTAGTTTGTTTTCAATATAAGCAGCAGTGACACCTGTAATTGCTGCACTGTTAATTGCAGATACTACCTGTGCAATCGTTCTTGCTGAACCGGTATTACCAACTGTGACCGAAGTGCCGTTAATAGTCAGAGCAGCAGCCGGAGTGCTAGCTGGAATTGCAGTAGTTGAACTGGTAGCAAATGTAACTGTGCCCTTGATAGTTGCCCAACTTGTAGCCCACGCATCTGTACCTACTCGTACCCATGTGTTGCTTCTGTTTTTATAATAAACAATGGCATTACTGCCAGTTCCAAAAGATATAGCGTACTGTCCAATTTGTCCAATGCTGCTGTTTGGCACGTAGAAACCACCAGACAGTGTCTGATTGGTCAAACTTGTTACCAAGATCGGAGTTTTTAAAGTAAATTCGCTATTAACGGCATCCCATTCGTTAATGCCCCATACACTTTCAGTTAGATCCATCCAGTGTGTGCCGTTAGCCACATTGCCTGATGGTCTAACACTTGTTCCTACCAACTGGTCAAGATCAATATCGGCTCTAATTGCATATATTCTGTTTACGTTGCCCAATACACTATAGGCAGTCATTAGACCATATTCATTGCGCTCATCACCATGTAGTGGTGTGCCTGATGCGCTCTGTTTAAAGCTAGGATAACCCATAGATGCAATCAACTCACGCTGACTGCTAAATGTCAACAACTTACCAGCTCTAGCAGCGGTAGTGTCTGTGGCAGAACCGCCTGATGGATTGGTTTTATCCTGTGCAGTTGCCATAATAATTAGGGGAACTGTTCCTACTGCGCCGGGAACATATTGACTTTCGTCGGTAACGGTAATTTCTAAACCTGGAGATACTAGTGCCATGTTTTTATCCTTTAACAAAACATTTGCTAGTATTTATTAAAAGGATATTATTTTGGGCAGATACAAGGTGCCTTTAAAAGGTTTTATTATAAATAACTTTATGCAAAGACCTTTATGTACGCAATGCCGTGGCAATCCTGCTGCTGTCAATTACAAATTAGGCAACAAAACCTACTACAGAAAAATATGTGCTGCTTGCGCCAGGAAGGGTCGTAGAGTAAAAGAAATGCCTGGCTGGACAAAAACAGGATATAAGAAAAAGCTGACCTGTGAACGTTGTAACTTTAAAGCAAAAACCTCTAACCAAATATTTGTTTTTTATCTTGATGGAAATCTAAAAAACAACAACTGGATCAATTTGCGTAGTGTATGCGCTAACTGCAGAATTGAGCTCAATAACAGTAAAACTACTTGGCGCGAAAGCCCGCTAGTAGCAGATTATTAATCTTATCGTAAAGTTCTTCAATGCTACCGTTGTTTTCTATTTCGTAGTTAAAAGTTTGCCCTATCCAGGCCCATTCACTGTGATGCACTTGAGGATATTTTTGTGGCATCAATTGTCCGGCATCTTCTAGTAGCCATTGGCGATCTTCGTGTGTAGTATTTTCACGTAGAGCACATTCGTACCATTCAGGCAAAGCCCCGCGTTTGACCCACACACATACCCCGCCGTGTTTTCTAATAGCAGCTATTTCGTTAGGAAACCTTACATCACTGATCACAATGTCTTCTGTGGTTTTACGCAGTCTATTTTCTAAACTGGCTATCCAAATATCGTTATGAAAACCACCGCGGCAAACTTCAGTGCCCCAGAGTTGCAGCATGTATCTAGGCGTTAGTCGAGGCATATCAAGTCGTTTGGCCCACCATGGATCCACTTGTTCGCGCCACTCTCGGGCTTCAGGAGTAAGTCCTTCTAACAGTTCTCGATCCCAACCAAAAACTTGCGCCACAGCATCTTTGAGTGTACCAGCAAAGCTGTCTCTAACGAATCCGTGCTTGGCCACCAAGTAATTGGCCACAGTATCTTTGCCTGAACCAATAAAGCCTGTAATTCCTATGATCATAAAAAATGCCCCTTTAGGAGCATTTTAAATTATATAGGACTGCGTGTCAAACGCCAAAGCGATTTTTCTTAGGCTTAGGAACCGGACTATCCTTGTTAATAGTAGGACCTTCTTGACTGCGCATATCGCCGTGATTCATGTCTTCATAATTGGCATGTACTTCTTTGTACGCCAGTTTAAGCATGTCTTGTTCTTCTTTGCTGTACGGTGCTGTGGCTTTCCATTTGCCTAACCAAGATTCTTCATCCACTGGTGGCATGGTTTTTCCATCGGTAGCTGCCAGTGCTAGTCCCAAACGATATAGTGTGTAATCGCTGTTCCATTTTTTACCGTCAGTAAACCGATTCAATCCGCGCATAGCAAAGCGTTGGCGTTTCTTTAGTTCGCCTTTGCTTTCTACAATAATATCTTTAATTTTCATTATCCAATTACAAAGCCTAACGGCATTGACCCATCTACAAAATCTTTCAATTCTTGCTCTAACTTTTCCATCTCAGCTTTTGCTTCGCCTTTCAGTGTAGCACCATTCAGCTGTGTACCACCTTGAGGCCCCGGCAAACTGGCATACTTTTCTCTGGCTTCACCTACAATCAACTTAGCAAAACTGTAGGCATACTCCTGTACCCACGGAAACGACTGTGGGTCATTTAATATCATGGCATCTGGCTTGTAATTGTACAAATGCAATAATACATCTTCAAATCCGTTAGGATCAGCGTTTGCACCAACATAAGGAATTTTACGTATCAAGGTCAGCTTCTTGGTTACTTTGTTGAAAGTAAAGTTCAAATAACCGCCGAACATACGCATGGCCAACTTTTGATAATCTACAAATAGTTCGTAGTTGAGTAGGCCACCTACACGACCAGCTACCAACATGTAAGTGTTAAGATACCCACTTGCAAATGGTTCAAATTGACTGGCAGTTGTTCCTGACACTGATCCAATACCACGTCTATACGCAGCTCGTACATCCATAACAACATCAGGCAATATGATTTCTTGTGTTTCAGGAAACAGTTTAAGAAATGCGTAGCTTTCTTCAACGCTGTTAGTGGCTCGCTGCCTGTACTTGACCAAGGCCTGATTGATGGCCATGTCGTAGTGCTCTTTGTCCAACTCTACATCAACAATACCATCACCAAGACGCATACGGATATAGTCAGTGATATCTGAACGGCGCTTGTTGAGACTGTCTAGCCACTGAGCACCTGGATCAAACTCAATGTGCCCGGAGCCAGTTCCAGTAGCCGGATTGTATAAGCTATCAGATTTAAGAACGCCGTTAGCGTAAAAATAAGTAGTATCCGCTACTACGTTGCCAGTGAAAGGATTGGACATTCATGTTCCCTAAGTACACAGTATTTATTGTACTTTTAGGAGAATGGTATCCGAATTCAATCGCCCATTGCCAAGTGTTTCTGTAGCCTTAATATCTTCGAGAAACTTGCGTAACTGTATCTTGCCCGCTTTGGCAAACTCTTTGAGCTTTTCTTCGGGTTTTCTTAGTGTCTTACCAATACTGGCGCTCTCGTTATAGCCAGTTAAACTTGTGCCTTTGATGCCCAACGGTCCAGTGACACTATCGGCTACATACTTGTATAGCTTGCGAGTCTTGGTGTTATAGCACCACAGCTCTTGTGCACCAATGATATCCACAGGATTGATACTCACTAGCTTGAGTGTCTTTTCTTCCTTCATGTATTTGAGCTTGCTAACAACTTTTTCTTTGTTAGGCGCACGTTTGACCCTAGCTTTCTTGGTAGCTTTCTTGACGTTACGATATTGATCTAGTGCATCTAGTATACTTTGTATAAATGCATGATGACGCTTGTAGTCTGAGGCTTTGTAGTGCCTGTATGCCTCAGCAATCTGCTCATCTGCTTTACCCAAAGCCTCGCCCAGCTCGGTTTTACGAGCCATAAAAAGTTCTTCAAACTTTTTAATTTGACTTTGCGGTACTGCATTGCTAACTAGGTAATCGTAGGCTTTGGGATCAACCGTGCCTCCTGCTACCACTTCATCATACAAGCCTTCAAAATGTCCCAAGTGCTCGCTGGTTTTTTCGTTGAGTCGATCTTGAATTGTTTTAACTGCTGCAGGTGCTACTGTTTTTTGTTCAGCTACGGGTTCATCAGGTATGTCGCTGTTGATAATTTCATAAATGCGATTTTGAACATACTCTAGTTCTTTTTCGCGCAAAGGCATGCCCTGCTTGTGAGCTTTAATAAGACTGCAAACTGTAATTGGCAGCAGTCTATCACTACTACGGATGAAACGACTAACGTCATTCTTGCTGTACTTGTCCTTCATCCAATCTACCACATACTTTTTAAGATCTTTGGCGCTGTAAAAGTAATTGTAGTAGAAGAAACTTTTACGCAGGTGATGATCAAATTCCTCCTGCGTCATTGCAAGAGCTCGCTCCGTATCCCAAACTGGTTCGCGTCCTGTGTGCTTTTCGTCAGCAAATAGTGGATCACGTTTTTTGGG